GCGATCAATCTCGCGTTCCTGTTCGGCTGCCGGCGGATCCTGCTTCTGGGCTTCACCATGCGGGTGATCGACGGCCGCAAGCACTGGCATCCAGACCACCCGGCACCCCTCACTCAGGTGGTGCTTCCAGATGAGTGGCGCCACAAGTTCACGAAGATGGCGGATGATCTCAAGGCTCACGGCTGCACGGTTGTGAACTGCGATCCCTTGAGCGCGCTGACCTGTTTCCCGATGAGCACAATCGAAGAGGAGTTGAGGACATGAACAGTATCCCGATACCTGAAGGCATGCCGGGTTTGATCTCGGCAACGTTGGTCGGCAGCCGCGTGACGTGCAGTCCGCCACCCGCCGACACCGACCTGGACGTGCTGGTACTGGTAGGCGAGGACCAGTGGGACGAAGCTCAAGCGTTCCTGGTGGCGAACGGCTACGGACACGACGGTTCGGACATCAGCGACAAACTCGGCTTCGTGTCCGACTCGTGCTTCAAGTCCTACTCGCTCGGCGAGGTGAACATCATCGTCACACACGACGGGGATTTCCACGATCGGTTCTTGGCTGCGTCGTCGGTCGCCAAACGGTTGAACCTGCTGCAGAAAGCTGACCGTGTAGCGCTGTTCCAGGCTGTGCTCTACGGCAACTCTTGCGTGGACTTCTCGTGAGCAGCACTGAAGCCTATGTCGTGGACGGCGGTGAAGAACGCCGTCTGCGCAACCCCAACGAAGGTCCGGACGGCGAGATGGTACCGACAGGCGTGCAGCGGCGGGCTGGGCTCACCGGCGTGCTCCACCTGCTGGACCAGATCGCCCGGCGCGACGAGAGCCGTGACTTCCGAGTCGCGGCACGCGCTCAGGCGAACGTCGTCCGCGGGCTCCTGGGCCTGGAGACCAAGGACTACGGTGGTGAGGTCCAGGCCTCGCCTTCGCAACTGAAGATCGGCAACGTCACCGACGTGCTGGTGATCGAGAACAAGCCATGAGCCGTATTGCCGTCGTCAAGGTTCGCAAAGAGCCGCACTACCGCCGCCAGGCCATCGAGTCGGGCCTCCTGCGCTGCGGGTTCGCGCTCGCGGCCAGCATCAAGGCCCCGCAACTCCACAAGGACGACTGGCTGGTGCTCTGGAACCGCAAAGCTGGCGTCGAGGAGGCGGAGGCCGAGGACTGGGAGCGCCGGGGCGGCAGCGTCATCGTCATGGAGAATGGCTACTTAGCTAAGGTAGACAAGACCATGTACGCGATCAGCGTGGGCCAGCACAACGGCGCGGGCTGGTTCCCGGTGGGCGACGAGGACCGATTCACGAAGCTCGGGTTCGAGATCAAGCCGTGGCGCGAGGGTGGTGAGTACGTGCTGGTGTGCGCACAGCGCGGCATCGGCTCGAAGCTCATGGCCAGCCCGCCAGGGTGGGATCGCAAGATGGCCGAAAGCCTCAAGAAGATCATTCTGCTTCCGGTCAAGGTGAGGTCTCACCCTGGCAATTTCGTCGCCAAGGTGCCGCTGGTGACCGACTTGGCGAAGGCTGAATCGTGCGTCATCTGGTCCAGCGGCTCAGGGGTCAGGGCTCTGGTGGAGGGCGTGCCGGTGAACTACAGCGCGCCTCACTGGGTCTGCGAGCAGGCAGCAATCTCGTGGAGAGCGCGTCACGGTGGTGGGGTTCCGGTTTGCGACCTGTACCGTAAAGAGGCCCTCCACCGCATGAGCCACGGGCAGTGGCACGTAGACGAAATCACAACCGGCGAACCCTTCGCCAGAATCTTGGAAGGACTGAAATGAGCGACGAGGAAATGAAGCGTGACGCGGCCCGCTGGCGCTGGCTGCGCGAGCAGTCGAAGCAGGTGGCGCCTGTGGCGGCCGTGGTGTGGCAGACGCCACCCTTCGACGCCACCGACCTGGACACCGCGGCGGATCGCTACGTGGAGCATGACGAATGACCCCCTACCCCACCCTTGGCAAGCCGAAAGCCAAAGTCCTCCTCGACGCCTTCATGGAGGGCTGCGGCGATCTGAAGGAGAACGCCGCGGTCTTCTACGGCGTCAACGAGACCAACATCGAGCACTGGCGCGAGGTGCGCCGGTTCCGGCGGCCGTACTACTCGATCGACAACTCGTACTTCGACCAGACCCGCGGCTTCAAGGAGCCGCACGCGCAGTTCCGGATCACGAGGAACAGGTTCCAAGTGCCCGCGGTGGACCTCAAGTCTGACGGCTTTCGGTTCGCGGCGTTGGGCATCAAGCTGCAGCCGTGGCGGCACCCGACCGCCACCAGCCACACGCTGGTGTGTCCGCAGTCGGACGCGTTCATGCGTGACATCGCCCAGTACCCGGGCGACTGGGCGAAGGACACGATGCAGAGCCTGGCCCACGCCTCGCCGGTGGTGTTCCGCGCGTGGGGCCGCGACAAGCTGAAAGCTGCAAGCACCCTGCCGCACGACCTGGAGAACGCGCACCTGCTCGTGACCCACAGCTCCGCCGCCGCGGTTACGGCGCTCATCCACGGGGTGCCGGTTCAGGTGTCGAGCATGTCGGCGCTGTGGGGTTGCAATTTTGACGTTGGCAACGACAATTGCCCGGTCCGGCTCAACGTCATGGGTGTGCTGGCGGACAACCAATTTTCACTTTTGGAAATCAAACAGGGGGTGGCGTGGAAATGGCTAAGCAAGTGAAAAGCGGATGGTTCACAACTCCCGGTCGCCCCGGCGACCGCACGCTCCAGGACCAGATGAAGGGCTTGGACCACGTGTTCGAGTTCGTCCACGGCAAGACCGTGCTCGACATCGGTTGTGCTGAGGGCATGCTCACGGCCGAGATGGCTCACCGCGGCGCGGTGGCGGTGCACGGCGTCGAGGTGGTCAAGGCCCACGTCGAGACCGGCCGCAGGGTGCACGCAGACCTGGCGGCCTGCTTCGAGGTCGGCGACGCCAACGTGTGGGTTCCGAAGCGCAAGTACCACGTCGTGCTGCTGCTGGCGGTGCTCCACAAGCTGAAGAACCCCACCGAGGCGTGCGCCCGGTTCGCGGACGCAGCCATCGACATGGTGGTCATTCGCCTGCCGCCCGAGCACGCACCCACGATCATCGACTCGCGCAGCGGTAACAACCCCCACCACATCGACCGAGTGATGGAGGTTCGGGGCTGGCGGTTGGAGCGGGTGACGCGTGGGCACTTCATCGAGTGGTGCGGGACGTACGTGAGGAGTGGCGCGTGAAGATGGAAGTCAAGCACTACGATGCTGAGGCCCGGAAGTTCCTCGCGAATCTGAAGACCCACAAGGAGGACCCCGATCGGCGGGAGGTGGTCGGTCAGATCACGGTGGAGTCCCGCGGACGGCAGTTCGTCAGGAACATCCGGGACGGGGATGTCCTGGACATCGAAGCTGTACAACGAGAGGTTCAGACCCTCCACACCAAGAGGCGCAAGCTGTGACCGACCTGACCCCGCTGTACCGTGACATGGCCGCAGGCGGCCAGTCGTTCTTCGGCCTCTCGATTCTTCAGCACGAGAAGACGATCCGCAAGCTGGTCCGCAAAACCGGCGCCAAGACGATCCTCGACTACGGCTGCGGTCGCGGGGACGCCTGGGGCGCTGGTGGTAACCTGCACCGCGACATCGGCGTCAAGCGCAAGGACGTGACGCTGTACGACCCGGCGTTCAAGGGCAACGCCCGGGTGCTGCCCGAGGGCCGCAAGTTCGACGGCGTGCTCTGTAGTGACGTGCTGGAGCACGTGCCTCGCGAGGACGTGGACGCGCTGATCGACAGGCTGTTCGGGCACGCCAAGCTGTTCGTCTGGGCCAGCGTCTGCTGCCGGCCGGCCAAGAAGTGCTTTCCGGACGGCACCAACCTGCACGTCACCATCGAGCCGTACGAGTGGTGGCTCAAGAAGTTCCACGGCATGAACGCAACGCGGGTTGCGCCTCTCGACTTCTGCTTGACGGAGACACCATGACCGATGCTGACATTCACCGGCTTACCCAGATGCCGGACAAGGAACTCATCCAGTACCTGAAGACCCTCCCGGGAGCCTTGACCGTAGAAGTGGCAAGGAGCCTTCTCGTGCGCCTGGACCGCCTGCACGCGGCGGTTGATGACGTGGCGGATGACGTGGGGCGGTACACACGAGGTGATCCGCAACACCCGCTCCGAGCCGCGATGGTGTTCCATGGGTCTCGGTGATTTTTTGATGGCATCCGGCCGAGCCCGGAAGCTGTACCAGGAGAACAAGCTCCCGGTGCTCATCCTTGGCCGGAACGGGACTCGCGCCTGGTCCGACCTCTGGGATGGTTTGCCATACATCGCCCGCCGGCCTGCGGGCCGCCGGTACCAGACCATCGTGGACGGCTCGGGCGTGCGCCCCTACATCGCGGCCAAGACCGCGGAGCGGTGGACGTGGAAGCCGTACGGCCCCACGCCGGCCCAGATCGTGTTCACGCCTGCCGAGCTGGCGTTCGCGGAGCTGTACCGCGGGATGGTGATGGTCGAACCGAACGTGAAGGCCATCGGGCACACGAACAAGGCCTGGAGTTGGGGTCGGTGGCAGGAGGTGGTGCGCGCGATGCCGGAAACGCGGTTCGTGCAGTGCATCTCGAACGGTCTCCAGCCGACCTTGCACGGCGTGTCGTGGGTGGTGTCGCCGTCCTTCCGCCACGCCTGCGCCGTGCTCTCGGTCTGCAAGGCGTTCGTCGGTACTGAGGGCGGCCTCATGCACGCGGCTGCGGCCGTGGGCACACCGGCCGTGGTATTGTTCAGCGAGTTCATCAGCCCGGACATCACCGGCTACACCGCGCACCGCAACATCCGGCATGCCGGGCCAGCGTGCGGCATGCGCACCGACTGCCCCGGCTGCCGGACGTCCATGGAAGCCATCTCGGTTGACGAGGTGGTTCGCAACTTGAAGGAGATCCTGGAACTTCACAAAGGCTGGTGGTTCCCGGACCATGAGCAGCACCTCACGGCCTGGATGGACAGCAAGAAGAACAAGGTCGAGATGAACGGTCGGTCGGCCTACCAAGGATCGAAACAGATCGCGGCGCTCAAGCGCTGCACTTCGTTCCGGCTGGCCGTGGATGTCGGAGCGCACGTCGGGCTCTGGAGCCGCAACCTGGCGTTCGCGTTCGACACCGTGTTCGCCTTCGAGCCGGTAGCCGAACACCGCGAGTGCTTCCAGAAGAACGTCACTGGAGTTGGCCAAGTCACTCTGTTGCCGTACGCGCTCGGGGCCAAGCCCAGCATGGTCTCCATTGACACCGAAGTCGGAAGCAGCGGTAACAGCGCGGTGGGCGGGCCTGGTGAGATCGAGATGCGCACCCTCGACAGCTTCGGGCTCAACGACCTGGACTTCCTGAAGATCGACACCGAAGGCTTTGAAGAGAACGTCCTGCGCGGCGGTGAGCAGACGATCAAGGCTTGCAAGCCAGTGATCGTCGTGGAGCAGAAGCGGGAGATGGCCTCGCGGTTCGGGCTACCCACGCTGGGCGCCGTGCACCTCCTGGAGTCGTGGGGCTACAAGGTGGTCGAGGAGATAAGCGGTGACTACATCTTGGTGCCGACATGAAACTCAAGAAGTACATCGTGGACGGGAAACCGGTAGAGGCCGGAACGCACAGGTCGGCGCTACGGAAAGCACGGGGCTACAAGTCCTTCCCTGGGCACCACGTGGAGGAGTGCGCTGAAGGAACTGAAGGCTGTGCTCGTGTCGAGGACGGCGACGGGAATCTGATCTGTTGGGTAGTCGAAGTGGAGCACGGTTGAACATGAGAATCCTGATCGGCTACGACGAACGCGAAGCGGAAGCCGCGCGTGTCGCGCTCAAGTCGCTGCGCAGCGTGTCCAACGTGCCGGCTGAACTGCTGGACGCGGAGAAGCTGGCGGCCCACGGCCTGCTCAACAGGCTCGGCGACCACCGGGGCGGCCAGGACTATGACCTGGTGTCCAACGCGAAGAAGAGCACCCGCTTCGCGGTCTCGCGCTTCCTCACTCCGATCCTGTGCCAGGAGGGTTTCGCACTCTTCACCGACTGCGACGTGGTGTTCCTGCGCAAC